GATAACTTGTTTAACCTAAAATATATGTCTCGTATGTCTCGTTCTCTACGACTACTCATATTAGATATCACCATAAGAAGTGCGGTAGCTACTGCTCCAATTAATGCACCATATATCTCAGGCATTTGCTTAAATAGGTAATTATGTATAGTATGACTAATAAATCCTTATTATGTCAGAAGAACAAGGAGAAAAAGAAGGAACGGATTGGGGAGAAATCTTTGGTCACGCTGTCCGATTTATGATTCTTGTTTGGTCATTAGCAATGATGACTTTAGGATACATGGACAAAATTCGTAACGATGGCGCATTTTTAGCCGGCCTGACGAGTGGAGTTCTAGGTTCGTACGGTATCTCCGTTAACAAAAAGAAACCTGCAAATGCTACTAAAATAGTAGACAACAAAGACACCAAAGTAGGTATCCAATGAAAAAATTAATTCCATTAATTTTGTTTATGCCGTCCTCTGCTTTTGCAGACGTAACCTCTAGTATGATGACAACTGTACAAATACAGGTAAATGCCGCAGGTTCGCAAGTTGAAAGATTGGGAGGATCATACTCTGCATCAGGAACAAATGTTGGAACTTCAAATACTGGAGATCAACTAGGTGGTTTTGATGTAAACGCCACAACTGGCGCAGTAACTTTTGATGCAGGGCAATATTCTATAAATACAAATGCAACAAACTGGTCTATAACTGAATCATTATTACAACCAGATGCAATGCAAAGTGGTGATTTAGCTGTAGGTGAAGTTAATAATTTTGGTAGTGTTATATCAACTGAAGCTGGATCAGGAACAGGTTTTGATGTTGATATTACTTCTGGTCATACAATAGAAAACTTAGATGCTGGAGGTTCTGGTTCTGTTACTACAGGTTCTTTTGTTACTTCGGTTACATCTAACTAATGAATGAAAAAACTTTTACCACTGCTGTTTTTTTATGTCATACCAGTTAATGCACAGCCTATTACGCCGGCCTTCACTACGGGAACGGTTTCAAGCACCACTAATACAACAACTTCTATTACAGAAACAATTACCAGTTTTGACTACGCAACAGGATATGAATATACAGTTACAGGAGTTAACGTTTCTATGGATGGTGACAGTATTACTCCACCTCCCACAACTATTAATGAAACTGTAAATGGAACTGTATATACATGGACAGGATTAGATCTTTCATCAAAACCAAATTGGGAAGTTACAGGAGATGCCTTTCAATTTACAGAAACTTATCATGGTGCTGGCCTACAAAACATGACAATCATTCAAAGAAATATAGAAAGCGAATCAGTAGTTACATCTACCTCTGTCTTTTCCCAATAGCTCTAACGCCCCTAGAAGCCCTTGCAAACGCTGTTAGCCAATCAAACAATGGAAGTGTCACGAATATGGCTATACAGTCTTTAACAGGCAATATGACCACCAATCAGTTTGGGAATAACATTGTATGCCAAGGTTCTACTCTTACTTTTTCTCCATTTATAACTTTTGGTTCTAACTATAGAAAACCATTTGACCATTATTACGAGACACCTTTTTATGATCCAACAGATGCAAACGATGATGGTGTACCAGATAATCCAGGTGATATTTTATTTTATCAACAGAATTATTCTGGTACTAATAAAGATAGCTTTGCAATTAATACAGGGTTTAGTTTAAATTTTACAATCCCACTTGATAGATCATTACAAACAACTTGTGAAGAAGCCGCTACAACTCAGGTGTTACTACAACAACAAATACTAGAAAATAAAAGACTAGATTGGCAGATCGCAAGAATTAGGGAGTGCGGTAATCTATTGGCTAATGGTGTACGAGTGCATGAAGACAGTCCTTTTTATGGATTATGTGCTGATATATATTTAGAACCTAAACCAAATCAAGTAATTCCACATACCCACGAAATTATTCCTGATTAGTTTCTTTAATAAATTTCTTACCTAATTTTTTCATAGCTGTCTTTGCCAGGCTTTGGATTATAGGAACAAGAACCGCAGACCCACCAGCGACCAAACCAATAATAGCAGTATTAATAATAAGGCTAACTGGTGGTATGTATTGCTCCTGGAAAGGTACTGGTTCGTAAATGGCTTGGCAGATACCCTCGCTATCTCTTTCAAAAGCAACAATCCTCTCTAACTTCTTATCATTAGCATAATCCCCTATTCTCCTGTTTGAATTAGGGTCAGGGCAATCTGTTAATAAAACAATATCTTTTTCATTGTTAGGTGGTATTTCTGGATTTTCTCTAGGAGGTGGTGGTGGAGTACTTATTGGTTCTGGTTCACTGTCTTGCATATACTCTAATTTTTTTGGGTCATAATTAATTGGTATATAAGAAGGAATTGTATGTCCTGGTGGACAGCTAAAGTATGAACCATTTAGGTCATCATATATAATCTGTGTATTTTTTATAGAAACATCCCTGTGTGTTCTTACACAACCAGCCATGTCAATTCTAGGTAAAGCTATATTAAGACTTTGATTCGTTGTGGGTATGTGTATAACTGGTATCTCAGGAATAACAATCTGTGGTATTTCCACTTATTTATTTTCTTTCAATAATAAAATTGATTCTCCTGTTCTCTCAGGCATTGCATTATCTAAAATATTAGGCATTAACTTTTGTACATTTTCTAATACTTCATTCATCATTTTAGTTTTAAACTGTGGTGAAGTTAAATACTTATATGTAAAATAACCACCTCCACATATTCCCAAAACAAGAATTGTAGATAGGATAGTTAAAGCATCAAGAATTTTTCTCATTTTTTTTTATGATA